ATAAAAGCCTGAAGCACTATTAGCAACACCTGTGCTGCAGTCTGCAACATACATTGAATTATCAGAAAGTAGTGGTGTCGTATAGGTAATACTTAATACTTTCCCAGCATAGTATATGTGTTTTAAACTGCCGCGCAAAAAAGCCGAATCATCATAAAATGGAATTTCGAGTGCAGGTATATTGGTGCTGGCATATTTAGTTGTATTGCCACTGCTAAAGTCAGGCAGGATAGGTGTAGCAACACTGTGCGCACCATACAATACATTCATTTGTGGTATGTAAAATTTTGAATTAGCTTCGGATATAACCAAAGGTAATCCACCGGGCGATCCGCTACTCGTAACTGTATTTGCATTGGTTTCTTTTAACATCGACATCAGAAACCATGATTGTGTTGGTTGGTTATTATATGTAGTGTTTGCTGTTCCACATCCTATTAAGCCTTTATATTGAGTATTACCAGTAGTGGATCTCAACATATAGAAAGCGTCTTTATCCCCAACCAATGTGAATGGTTTAGTTGCTGCTGATGCTGCGGTTGCTTCGGTGATATAGCTATTCGATGCCCAATCAACACCTAGGGACCAATACCACTTACTCCAGCCGCGTATAACGGTCGCACCTGTGCCTGTAATTGCCCAGTTTTTTGTTGGGTTGCTTGGATTAAAAGGCAACTGTAATACATCGGTATTATTGTAATCATTAATATGGGTCATGTTTTCAAGCAACCCCACCATTGCAAACTTCCCATAGGTGGATGTATAGCTATTTGTTCCGTCAGAAATAGTTTCATCAACACGAATAAATGGATGCTCTGAACGAGGGCTTTTGGCGCGATAAACTCGCTTCACATCACCAACATCACGAAAAATGATTTCGTAACCGAGTGATGCAAGTTTTGCTGTTCCAGTTGTTGTGATGGTTTCACCTGATTTTTCAGCTTTTAAAATTAGTGTAGTGGCGGTTGGTGCGCCTTTGATGCGGTACTTGCCATTAAATCCGCTTGGTGCAAATCCTGATAGCTCAACAATCTGAAATAACAAGCAATTGTGCGCTGCAAATAGCGTTAAATTAATATCACCTTGCGCGTCAATTGTTGCGCTAGTAATTGCAGTGAGTGGCAAGCCATTAACTAAGCATGTATCAAGCAGGCGGATCATATCGCCCCATGTATTGCTTAGCGTTAGCCCGTTTAAGTGACTAAAAAATTGCACATCCACATCAGTCGCCATGATTAAAGCCCCTCAACCAATACACCGTAAACGGTTTCGTTATTCCAATAACCCTTTCCATCATGCCAAGCACAATACGCATCAAAGAAAACGCGCTCACCTTCCATCAGCTTGTCCTGGACAAAGCCACCGATCCAAAGCTCAACCTCACCATGATTGCGACGACTAAGCTCTACACAGTACATCTGGAACTTTGGTTGTGCCATCAAATGTGGCGAATCAATCTTTTTTTCATTTGCAGCGTAAACATCTGCCTTGAAACCTTGTACGCCAACGCCTTGGGTGGGTGGTTTTTCCGTAGTCGTTTGTTTTACTTCTTCACTTGTCGCCATGAGCATCACCTTTATATGGGTTCAGCCCCATAAAACATGAGGCTATCAACGGATAGGAAATTCAGGCAATTACACCTTGAAGATTTTATTTGTTCCGTTATCCCAGGTCACAATGATGTCACCGCCATTCGGTGTGATCGGTAGACCTGTTGCAGTATCGATGTATGCAATTAATGGGCTTGTTGCTTCAACACCGGTATCGGCATAAATGATGATGGCTTCAATGGATGAACCAGTAACAGAGGGAAAGGTCACATCAGCAGCATCAGCGGCACCACCAGTCGTGGCTTTAGAAGTGAGCGTAACCGGACCGGCAATACGCGCAGAAGTAGGAATATCGGATAAGTATTGATGCACCGATGTTTGTGGCGTGTATGCACCATTATCCACCAGGACGACTTTGATCGTATCAGTCATCCAGTTAATTTGTGCTTCCAAGAAGCGTTGTCTGGCGAAGTCGTAGAGTGTGTTAGCCATAGTAAAAAACCCAATCGTGAATGATTGGGTTTAATATAAAAAACAGCAGGGTATTAAGCGAACCCTACAGCCTGTTTGACCGAGCAAACGTAGCTAAATGAAGTCTGGTTTTACCCGGTGCTCATAATCTTCACGTGTCTGACGACGCAAATTACTGTCAGGACGTTCCCCAAAGTATTCCGTGAAGTTTTGCAAAGCCTGGGCTGATCGATTTGGATCAAAAAATTCAGTATCCGGAATACTAAACGCCTTGTGCAAGGCCCATTCAACCAGGTGCACATGATGCTGCTTGTGCAGGTCCACCGGCTTATCACCATCTTCGGCCATGTCCTGCAGTGGAGTGCGGTAGCCTTCTACAAACAGCTCACCGTCGGTATCCGGTTTCGGTACCATGCGCAGTGAAGTATCCGACTGAATGGCAAACTGCGGCTTGCCTTTCATGTCTGGCCATCCTTCATAGTAATAAAGATTGAGCCATTCTTCTGACACCAGGCGCAAGTCACATTGCTTCTCGTTATTGCCTGGCACGTAGGTTAAACGTGTAATTTCATATAAAGATTCATGCAATGGATACTGTGCTTGATCTAGGTACACTGGAATCGCACATACATCGGCATTATGGCTTTCATGCACCAGACGACCACGGATACACGCTTCATCTACCGCCTGGTTAAACCAGGCGATAACATCTTCATCTTCATTAAAGTAGGGCTCAACCTTATCATTGGATTGAACCCGGAATAGGCGAACCAACTCTTTTAATGTCATTACTCTGGTAATCCTTGTTGATCAATCAGCTCATTGATTTTGTTTTTCATCCAATCAATCGACTGGTTTTTAGGAATCTTCTGGTTAAAAGTTTTCATTGCATATTCAGCAAGAGAATCTTTGTCATTGATTTGGGAAACGGTTTGCTTGGCATCGAAAACGGCATTTTCCTCGTTCTCTTTTTCTTCCGTTTCTTTCTTCGCAGATTCAATCGTTTCAAGCGTTTCATTGCTTGGCTCATTGATTACACTTGCTGCTGCATTCACCACCTCAGAAGGCTTGTAGCCGTTACGCTCACTGAATAGTGGCTCATGACGTTTAAATTCAGGATGCTTAAGCAGTTTCTCTGCTAACCATTGTGGAATGGTCTTAGGTTGGCCACGGACGAAACGCACATTCGAGCCATACATGCGGTCTGTATATTCAGACTTGAAACTTTCATAGACGACAGTGACACCTTGCGCCGGCACAGGTGCTGCGGCTGCTGCTCCAGAACCACTGGCCAATGTTGCCTGGTATTGCTTGATCTGTGTCTGTGCTGTCATCAGCTGTGTGAGCAGTGCATTATGATCGGCTTGCTCTGGCAGGTCTTTAACCAGGTGCACCACGGCGCGAAATAGATAATCTTTGGCTTTCTGTTCCTGTGGTAATTCTTCATACGGCAAGAAACACGGATGCTCTTTTAATTCAGGGTCCTTCACCTCGCCATACTTCCATCCTTCGGCTTCTTTCTGTTTGTACCAGGACTGGTGTGATTGTTCTGGCGTAGCGTCAGGATTAGCCAGGTGCATTTCCACACCTACGATTGCGCTTTGCTTTTGCCACTCTGGTGCATCTTCCCAGGTCGGTTGGCTGTTATCCCCTAAAGACTGGCAATATGCAGCGTTAATACCGTGACAGATCATTGCGATTGAAAGTGCTTTCATAATTCGTTCCTATTCTGATTAAAAAAATGGAGTGTAGATCTCTCCCAAAATCATACACTCCACAAGATTAAAACCGATTTATTCTTTTAATCAGTCAATTAGCGTGGGCCTTTCAGCTCACCAATGACTTCTACACGCAGGTCCGATGCTTTGGCATTCGCTGCCCCTGCAATAGTAAGGACCAGACGTGCCGGTTTAGGTAAGGTCACTAGCTTGGTACCATTGGCACGTAAGCGACCTGCTGCGTTCAAGACTGCACCTGCTGCCAGGAAGTAAGCATCGTCTTGTGGAACTTCGGTGCTATCCACACCATCTGTATACACAAAACCAAGTTTACCGGTCACCAATGCTGTCATTGCAGTTGATACGAACAATTGAGCATCCACCAGGCGTAAACCTTCTGGAAGTTCACCCAGGTCCACCACATCACCAATTGCCAGGGCTGCAGTTGAATCTGAATTGATCACTGCACCGGCTGCATTGGTTTTCAGGGCATAACCCAACACTGTTGCGTTACCGTAAGGGCTTAAACCGCCAAATGTGCCGATACGCGCATTTTTTACTTTTACTTTAGCCATGATTGCTAATCTCCATTGATTTTTATTTGAGAAAGAAAGCCCGAAGGCTCTCTTAATTAACGACCACGACCCAAGCTAGGGACTACTGAATCCACGACAGTTACACCGTAGTCAGTCAGTTCGTTACCATCACCAGTGTTCACGTCGAAGCGAATCTTCGATACACCACGGATCACGCCTTGTAAAACTTCCCACTTGTCGCCGTGGTCCATTTCTTTCTCAGACCAGAAGAACGGCACACCAGACTTATCAGACGATGCAAACGCTTCACCGATAGCCTGGCCACCCAGGATGATTGAACGATCCACCGCGAAGTTATCCGCGAATGAAGCAGGCACTAGCATGTCTGATTCTTCTGCAGACGTATAAGATGCGCAGTATTTGATCACGTCGCCAGAATAGAAACGGATCGGACGTGGCATTTTACGGATGATGAAGTTGTTCCATAGGCCCACATCACCCTTGAAGATGTTGTGTTGATTGGCCTGGCTTGCACGTGCAAGTGCTGCACCCTGGAAGGTACGGAAGTCTTTTTGACGAGCGAACCAGTTGTACTGAGAAGGTGACACCAACCATACGCGCAGTGGTGAATCTTCTGCCGACACGTCGCCTTCAAACTTCACGATTGGTGGTGGTAGTACCATTTCATCCATCAGGGTACGCATAGAATCTACGGTATCCAGGCTGAATTGGTCAGTTGTAGCTAAAGTAACTTCGCCGGCGTTTACATTGACTTGTGAAATACCATCACCCGACACCAGGAAGTGACGGTTTTTGGTCGGTGCTTTCACACGGTTGACCATGATTTCATTGAATTTCGGATGATTCGTGGTTGGCACACGCCAATCGATTGAATCCTGGAAACCACGTGCACCGGCCATGTGAACCAATAGCGACTGGTCGCAATACGCATCCATCTGTGACTGTGCCACTGGTTTACCCAATTTGCGTAAGTCTGCAGGTGAACGGATCTGTGACATGACGTTACCCAGGTCTACCGGGAAACGCGCCTGGTTTACACGCAAACGGTCCTCAGACAGCGATAAACCTACGCCACGGCCTTCGGCATATTCGCTACCCATGATCGGATAACCGCCAACCGGGTTAAGCAGGTTGAAGGTCACTTCATCACCCTTATTTTTACCCAGGTCTTGTACCCGGACAATCGGCAAATGCTGTGTAGTTTGCTTGCGCAGTGTTGCTTCTGCACCGGCTTCGCCTTTCGGCATTGGACCAGACAAGAGGTTTAGTGTCGAATTACGACGTAAGTGAGTAGCAAATAAACCGGCTGCCTGTGTAACCAGGTTGGTCGGTGCGCCATAAGGTGTGTTTGTTTTTGACATGATCTATAACTCCACGATTTTTATGCGTTACGCAGCGTATAAGCGTCGATCTGCTCTTGTGTCCAGTTCGCCATTTCTTCGATCAATTCAGCTCCGCTGAGATTGGCCAGACGTTCTTCACGTGAAACGGCATTAGGAGCACCGGCAGGTAGATCGCTTAAGCTATGCGGTACCTGTGAACGAGCGTTACTTACAGCTTGCTTTGCCGCTTCCTTGATCGAAGCAACTGGATCACTAACCAACAAATTGTTTTGCGTCTTATAGTCTGAAAGAACCTGATTTACTTGTTCAGCCGTACCGCCTTTGAATACCTGGTTGATTCCGTCCTGGACATAGGCCGGCTGTTTTTTCATCCATGTATCAAATTCACTAGATTCAACCACTGAGGTCCAATCCGGGTGAGCGTCACCAATCGTTTTAAAGTGTTGTTCCTGGGCCGTTAAGGTCTGCTGTTCCTGTTGCACTTGATTCAACTGCTGCTGAACAATTGCGGTAACGTGGGTACTTAACTGCTGTTGGACCAGTGTATTGACAGCTTTGGCAATCGCTTGTTCGGAGAAATCCCCGAATAACTCAATCACGTCGGCATCATTACCACTTGCTTCAATCAGTGCTTGCGCTGTTTGTAAATTGTTCTCGGCTTGGGCCTGGCTTGCGTTTGGTGCGGCCTGTTGCATTGCTGCAATCTGTGCCTGTTGTTCCTCAAAACGCTGTTTCCATTCTTTTGCTTCGTCACGCGCTTCCGCTAACTTTTCAAAAGGAATGGTGTGCTTGCCATCCTTCGCCATGACCACAGCATTTTCAGCATTCAACTCATCATTTGATGGTGGTGCTGCAGCCGGTGTCGGCTCTGCTGCTTTGGGATCCACTGTCTTATCCTGGGTAATGTCTGGCGCATTACCTAATTCCGCACCTGGTACGGTTTCGCCATTCAGCTTTGCATCTTCCATTTCAAGAAGTGCAGCTGCTAGATTCGGATCAAGTTTCCCTGACTGCTCAATCTGTTCGTTAATTTCTTGCTCTGTGCTCATGTTTACCTTGCTACTTATCGCAGTAGCCGCATAAGGTGTGAATAGAACGTAGAGTTCCGCTTGCTGCTGATTACTCAACTTTTCTTATTTTGCAACTACCTATGCGTAAAAAGAAAACCCTACAGCCTGAACCAAATCGGACTGAACACTTTTGCACACACCTAATTTCAACCAAAGAAATTTTCCTTTGGTTGAAATTACAGACGAAAAAAATCCCACATTTGGGGAAATGTGGGATATAAAATTTACAACATTCAAGAGGGTTGAGAATGTTGTATTAAGCGACCACATTGGGGAATGGTATAGGTCGCTTAATGATTAATAATATATATTAACATCCATTAGAAGCTGAACATATATTTCTATATTTTTTCATCCAAGATTATCTCACCAGTTGAATACTTCGGATTACCTTGCTCAATAGCTTGCAGATTTTTATACAGAGCATAGCCTTCAAGTTTCCATAGTTCATCTTCGGCTGCCTTCAAAGCATCCTGGGTAGAATACTTAAATCCTAGTTCCTTATCGAAGTTTTCTGGATCGACTGCTTTAGACATTGCCGTGCTTAAATAGAATGATCCATCAAGGAATGCTTTAGCGGTAACGTGTGGAATTGGATTATTGCTATAGTCTGTTACCACTTCTACACGTTGCATTAATGCTTTGATATGTTCCAGTGTGACACGTGGCGCATCTAAACCTTTCTCTAATCGCTCCTGTTCAAGCTGCTCTGCTGTTTCTTCCTTCCAAAGCTCTACCCATTGGCCATCTTTAACAAACTGTTCATTCATTGATGCAAAAGTTTCAAGATCCGTAACGCGATAGCACAGCACAGGATAAAACAGCGTTATCGAATTATCATTATTCAGGCCAAAAGACTTAGCACCGACAAAGGCTGCCACTTCTGCTGCATTACCTTCCGGCTTGCCTGGCCAGTTCAAATGTAATTGTATTTTGTTGCCTTCTTTGATGTGTTCGCTCATGTTGTATTCCTTATCCTAAAATTAACCAATCGTCTGCAAATAGATCACCGGTGGATGGTGTCCATCCCATTGCAAGTGTATCTTGCGCCGTCTTTAACGTGCAGTACGGCGCAACGTCAATTGAGCCGCCAATCTTTTCAGCATGTGCTTTGTTATGTGGATTCCAGATTTTGTCTGCATCGGTTTTGGTGGTCTGTGCCTGGGCCACAACATACTGGTCCTTGCCATTCCATCCGGCACGTGCAACCTTGTGCCCATTCTTTAATGCACATAAGGCCACACTGAACGACATGCGATTTTGTATCTGTTCGCTCATATTATTTTTCCCATAAAATAAAGGTGATAACTTGATCACCTTTATTATAATTAAATCTTCTTTAAAACTATGAATTATTTTTTCATATCATCCAGTGCCATCAATTTCTTAATCAATTGGTTAAGTCGTCGGTTCGCCAATACTCGGTTTTCAGGATCTAAACGACTGGCTTTTAGCACATGGCGCAGCATAGACATAGATTCACGTGTCTCGATTTCCTCAAATAGCGTATCGTCATTGAGATAACTGGCCATGCACTTATTCATGTTGAGTACCGAATCACTTGTTATCCAAATCGGTTCTCCACCAAGTAGATCTGAAATCAGATACACCATTTCAATTTCTTCACGTAACAGGGGAAGGTCAGGACATTGTGGTTGTTCTTGGACGACGTGTGCCGGCTTAATCAGTGGTTTGCAGATAGACAGGTAAATAAATGAAATACCAAACAGATAGACGTAATAATCAAAGGCCGTCTTTTGATAAGCCTGGTTTAGTCCGTAATTGAGCAATTCAATTGCTGTGTTAATGAGTATCGCCATGACTGCAGCCAAGACCAAAGCGATTACAGATAGGTAGGAAAAGTGGATAAAGTCTTTTAACTCGAATTTCTTTGGCATTTTTATTCCTGAAAAAAATAGGGAAGTGATTTCACTTCCCTATTATCTGCCTGACTGCTTTAAAACTGTGAATACTAACGATGCAATGACCACAAAATTAATATGACCAATGCCGCGACAATACCAATAATAACCAATACACCCATATCACTATCCCATATTGTCAGTAGTTCTTGCAGTTTCAATACCGTTCATACCTTGTTGTGGCTGTTGCGGTACTGGTGGGTTCATTGGTGATGTGTTTGCCTGTACCTGCATTTCGTTTACGCCCTCACTACCGAGTTGTGCGCCCTGGCCTTCTATGTAAGGTGATCGAATATCACGTGCGGCCGCCTGTTCTGCTGTAATAAAGTTCGGATCATCACCACCAGGATTAGGACGTTGATAACCTGCGCCCTGCATGATCTGATCGGCAACCGGTGCAATCTGCGGCATTTGTGCAATCTGCGCCCCACCTTGCATGGCTGAGTAAGCGGCTTGTACACCAATTTGAACGGAACGTGCATCCAGGTTCTTAATTTCACTATCGGCTTTGCGTTCTTTCAGCATAAGTTCTTGCAATTTGATTTCATTGCCTGAATCTTTTAATGCCTGGGCCACTGCATCCTTGATACGTTGCTCCACTTCTTCTTCCGTTGGTGCCTGGCTTGCATTGCGGATCGCTTCGATAATGTCTTGCTTGAATGGGGTGTCAGTAAGCGCAATAATAAACGGCGTAACTGCGGCTTGAATATTTTGCGGTAATGATTTGACCACTTCGGACAATGCAGCAAGCTGCTGTTCTTTGTATGACGATGTACTTGGTACGTCCTCAAGTGCTACTTTCAGGCGTGTACGTTGCACGTCATTGGACAGGTATGGATAACCCATTTCGTCTGTTTCAGGCTTGTTGATCACCACGGTTTTATCCTCTGTGACTACATCACCCTTAATGGTTACGGCTTCCTCATTGGTGCCAATATCTTCAACGATCATGGAGAGGATCATTTCACCGATCTGTTTACGTGCTTCACGGAAATTATCCATGAGTTTCTGCAGGGCCTTAGTTGACTGCTCAACCTGGATGGCTTCCTGTTTGCCTGATGTTGCAGATCCGGTCTTACCCTGGAATCCGGTTGTCACACCTGACACGCGCTCAATGGCGGCACGACTGTCACCGAGCAATTGGAAATGCTGCTGTGATAACTGATAGTCACGTTTAATTTCAAACTTGGCACCAGGCTTGGCCATGTGCTGCTGATTCAGGACAATATCGGCATCTGGTCGAGCTGCTTGAGTGCGCAGCTGCTCGTCTGTCATATCAACCGCACCCTTAGTACGTTCGATACGCATAACACTCATACCCCAACGTAACTTGGAGATACCGCTATTCAATGAATCCTGACTAAACTTCATGCGCCGTACTAAGCCATACGGTACACCGGTGTTATCTTCACGGAATCCCCAAAAGAATGCGTATGGGAAATAACGGTGCGCATACGGTGTAGGGCCATCATATAAGCAATGCGGACCTAACCAATAGGCACGGCGTACACGTGTGACAACGGCACGTTCTGCGGTTGCAGTACCATGTGCTAGGGCAAGATCGTGCGCTATGTTCTGCGGATCATACTCAACGACACGACCATTCTTGAATTTAAGCACCAGTACAGATACCCAACGGCGATACCAATACTCGGCCAGATTCATTTCTTTTGATGTTGGGTTATACCAACGATCTTCGGCATGAGTCCATGAACGTGATGCTTCCCAGGCGTTCTGTAGTCCGGTGCTCATGTTGCCATCAATACCGTCAAACTCACTCCACCAGGTTCCGCCGTGGCGACCACAAACGTCAATTAGTTCTTCATGTTCTGGAAAGGTTTGCTTTAAACGCTTAGGATGCACCCAACGAGTACGGCGTAACCAACGAGCATCGGATAAATCCGGTTCTCTGGACTTCATATCCCAATGGATTTCGCCACGATGAACACCCAGGCAACGATAAGGAAAGGCGAAAGGATCTGATTCACGCTTGACTTCAACGATACCAACACCGCATGAAATTTGAGGACGAAATGCATCACTACATGCTTTATCGGCCTTCGATTCACGTTCGGCCTGGTTCAGCTTATAGTTTAGGACTGCTGCGACTTCTTCACCGCCTGGTTCACCTGAATCAGATACTTTCCAATCGGTACGTGTTTGTAGCTCATGGCCTTCCACACTCAGCAAGGTTGGCCCGATCATATCCTCTACTGCCGGAGGGATACCAATCGCTTTCATGCGCTTTAATACATCGGCTTCCAGTTGGTTGCCGTCTGCATAATCCATTTCTTTATCTGCAATACTGCGCCACTTCGGTTGCTCCTGTATCTCGGAATGAATCTCTGATACTTCCTCAAACGTCAGTGCATCGTCGTCCTGATTCATTTGTTCATCGTCGTGCATCTATTTGCCCCTGGTTCTCTTAAAACCGCCAGTCTGGTGGTGGTGCTTCTCTGTATCCATGTTGCCTATTCACATTGGAATTTGCATCCCCTACAGCCTGTCGAGTTGTGGTGTATGCAATATCCCCCAAGATTCCTGTATCCTTTGCCTGTGCCCATTGTCTAAGTGCGTCTGCCCCTTCCGAGCAGCCATTCGCCTTGTTGGGTTGGTCCATATAGCGACCATCAGCACGGTTAAACTTCTTCTGATAGCCTTCGATACGCTTAATCCCCAATGCACAGCGTTCTCTATCGAACCAGGCGTTCTTTAAGTGCTTACGTGTGGACTGAATACCGGTAATCAATTGGGTAACACGTGGAATAATCTCGAAGGTATGGCCAGGCAATAACTCCTGTAGTTGATCTAGGACAGACTTATTGAAATCGCCTAGCCGTTGGTGTGCTGCGTCATGTGGTAGGTAATGGACATGATAGATATAGCCATGACGTTTAATTTCAGCCGCATAATGACGTAAATCTTCGCCGTGGGCTTCATAGCAGTTAATAAACCGGTCTTGTGAGTTGATGGTCTGGTGATACCAGATAAAGCAGCCGTCACTATTCCCAATATCCCAAAATGTTGAAGTCGGAATATCTAGGACCTCAACACTGGTCACGCCACCACGTTTACGCAGTAGCATCATGTCTTTTGCGTAATAGTTACCGTCCGTGGCCACCTGGAATGCTTCATCCGGGAATGATGGGTATTCTTGCCACATTCGGGAGTAGTTACCATTCAGGTCATTATCACGTGTCACCACATACCAGGCACGTTGATCAGGATCAAGGCGACACTTAATCCCCATTCGCTGTTCAACGGTGATCTCTACTTCATCAAAGTATTCGTGGTCTTTATCCGAGATATACACGCTAGATGAGTCAATGCGGTACTTCGGCTCTTGCCACCAAGCATAGAAATGGAAGCGGTAATCTTTGAAGGTGAGCTTTTTACGTGCTAAGAAGTTCGCCTGGGCTGTTTCTACAAACTTGAAGAAGTCACCTTCACGACCTTCCGCCGTGGATTCAATCACCAGGATACCGTTTGTAGGTACGGCAGGGATTGAACCGGTTACAACCTCCTGGGCCTTGTCTGGATACTTGGCACAGATCTTACCCATCTCGGAAATGTGCAGCCGATGCAGTACACCACCACGGAATGAAGTCTTTACACGGATGAATGAGCCATTGTGCGCAAATTCCATCTCAGACTTGTTCGATGTTTTGAGGGGAAAACGTACCTTGATTTCTTCTGGCAGGTTATCGTACGCAAATTTAATCTTGTCTGCGAAGATCTCAAATACCGTGTCTAGGTCCTGGGCGATAATACCGCAGTTCTGATTGGCGTTAAAAAGTGCATGATCAAGCCATAGGATACAAATCAGTGTGGTAAAGCCTAACTGACGTGCTTTTAAAATGATGTTGCGGTGCCATAGGCGTTTTAAAAATTTGATCTGTGCATCATTGGGCTTGAAGGGTAACTCGAAAGTTTCCGCTTCCATGATCTGACCGTTCTCATCTAAGAAGTCATCACCCTTAATTTTAATCTTGTATAAACAGCCGGAAAAAATACGCCAATGCGGATCAGCCAGGCAGCGTTCCAGTTCTTCGGCATTCGATGGTAATTCCTTTAACGGCGTGTTATGTCCCATCAAAACACCTCAATTGCACTATGTAGGTGCATTTTTGAATGCGCTACGTGCATGAAATTAAATTGAGCAGGGTAGTTAGTCGATCCATTCACGTACATCGTTCAAAAACCCCCTTATTCCTGGTACTCAGGATCATCGGCCACTGGTGTCAGGCTTGAACTGTTGCCCTGGGCAATACGGTTTAATAATTCTGTCAGTGCATCTTCTTTCTTCTCATGCTCTTTGTTCAGACCAAAGGCATCCGATTCCAGACCAATTAAAGTCTTGAGCGCGTCGGATAAATCTTTAAAGGCTTTCACCCGGTTGGGCAGTTGAATGATCTTCATATAAAGATCGTTTAATTTATCCATGCCTTTGTCGTTGGGCTTATACATCAGTTCGCCTAACTCCTGTAGCAGCATGGCCTGGTCTGTTCCGACCATTTCATCCAGTTCATCAAATAACTTATTGCCCAGGGATCTTGCACGTTGAATATCTTTGCGGTGAGAAATACGCACTGATGCAACCAGGTCGGCATTTGCATCAATGGTTTGTTTTTCTGTAATAGATGATACTGTGCGCACGGTGGTGCGCACGACCTCATTGCGCACGATAGCGTCTGCCTTAGCGTGTATCTTTGGATTTAGATCACGTGTCCATTCATTCTTTTTGGCATACTTGCGAATAGTTGATTCAGCTACGCCAAACGCTTGTGCTATCTGACGTAGCGACTTTATGCCGGCACGATAGTCGGCTTCGATTTGCTCCCAATTCACGTCTGTTTTTTGCGTCGTCATATCACCATCCTTTTTCACGATCTAATGATGACTGTGCGCACGGCGCATACGCAAACCCTACAGAGTGCGCAATGCGCATGAATAGGGTATGTGTTCCACGGCGTTTACTTAATAATCGTTAGACGTAAAAAAAGCCACTTCATGTAGCTTTTTCATATTTATGTATGACTTTCATTTATGTTCTATCTCCATCAAACATTCCGAGTTGATCATCCTTCTTTCTACCGACGATTTTTTCTAGTTTCCGTTCAAATCTTCGCATCTGGTCAACAACCTGGTTCTGCATCACAGAAACAGTATGGCCAAGCTCGATATTAGAAAACTGCATAGCTTCTGCGACCATAAGATTACCCAAGTAACGTGATTCTCTTGGTGTCATCGTAATAATCTGCTCACCGATTTCAATTTTAACGGTGCCATCAGGCAGAATGTACTTACAGATCTGGCGTGAGGGCGCATGAGCAATCACTGGAACGTACACACCACGTTCAACACGGTTAATCTGGTGGGTTTCTAACAGATAACTCAGTCGGTCCGATATTTTTTGCAAAGTTAAATGAGGCAGTACTTCACCAATCTTGTCACGTGTAACAATCTGCTCCTGACCATGTAAATCAATAACAGCTTCCAATATCTGTTTTGTCGTCGTTATATTTTCGTCTTTAGGTGAACTCATAAATTATAACCCCCATCCATTAATGTCTATGACGGCCAATCGACCCACAAAGCATGAGCCAATATCAATGAAGTAACAGTTATCACGGTGGCAAACGTGCTGAACTACCGTATGCCCCATAAAAACGGCACCGCTTCACGTGATGCCTTTTTCATGGCATCCGCCAACTCATCCACATGCTTGCAATACTCATCATGATTAGCGATGTGCGCATTGATTTCAGCACCCGCTTTGAAGATTACAGTTGATAGCCAGGCAACACGTACGGATGGTTTAAAGTTCTGAGCAATTCCATTCATACGCTCATCATAAACACGCG